ACAAACATCATAGGCACACGCTCGTCCTTGGGTTCCTTGAGATACTTGTCAAGGATCCTACATGCTTGTGTCCTGAACTCTTCGATGGTAGCGACAGGCATGATAATCATGCGCTTAGAGTCAATACCACGAGACTCAATCATGTCACGGGAAATGGCGGATTCAGTCTCAAAATAAATGACGCCACCTGTAGGATTAGCATCAAGGAAATTACGAACGACGCTGAGAGCGAAAAAAGTCTTCCCCGTGCTCGATTCTCCTGCCAAGGCAGTAACCTTATTGGAAGGAAGACCTCCAAACAACGAACCACTAACCAAGGCGTTAAAGATATAACTGCCAGTATCAACATAATCAGTAATGTCGCCAGCAGCAATTCCTTCGCTAACCAGACCAGCAAACTCGTTTCCACTTTCTTTAATTACAGTGTCTAAGAATCCCATTTTTCTACAATTTCCTCGTAAAAGTTTACATAATTATATTGGTCTCGCATCAATTTAGAAAACGCGACCGCAGTATTGTAGTCTTCAAAGCACTTAATGTCTTCGGGACCAACCTGACCCACGACATGATTAGTCCATGTGACTACAAAGATTTTCTTGCTCATGAAAAGAAACTCGAAATTGTAATGGTCTTCTCGTGGGTCCAACCAATACATTGTAGCACGTTTTTCAACGGTTCGAGGAATGACTTTTCAAATTGTGTTTGATAATCCACATACTTCTCGATACCAAACTCCTTAGGCAACTCACCAAAGAAACTAATAGTGTTCTCATGGAGTGGGTTTGGTGTCTTGAGATACATGAACTTAATCTTCTCACCTTCCTGAATGAGAGGATGCTTGTTCTCAATCTTATGTTTCTTTACGTAATGATTGTAGAGCAGAGCACCTCGCACATGGATAGGGGTTCCTTTTTGGTAGATCTCTGTTGGATGGCGGTACTTAGCAAGATTGTTAACTCCTCGTGGGAAAGCAACTTCTTCATAAGGTCGCAGTCTCGTTTCTGCTCGCACGTCATTGATGAAATCGATAAGTTCATCATTTGTCTTGCCGATAATAATCTTAAACGCTGCATACAACTTGTCCCTAAAATACGCAGGAGTAGAGCTCCTTGCCGTCTCAAGACCCATGATCTTCATCTTGGGTTCCTTGTATCTAACACCTTCACTGTCCCAAACGTTGAGAATGTAACGCTTCTTCGCAGTCCAGATACCACGGTCAGCGATGTTCTCACGCTTCATACTCATCTTCTGGTCATATGCCGAAACATACGTTGCCAGCTCTTGATATGAACGTTCAATAAAAGGTTCCAGTTTTTCTTGGCAGATCTTGTCAAGTATGGTAACAACTGCTGCTTTGTCGCCAGACTTATTAGCAAAAAATTTACTAACAAGAGGTCCAAGATTAAGATAGATTGAATCGGTATCGCTAGCGATGACATAATCCACCTCCTCTGTAGAGAGCAGTTTATTTAGGTATTCATTCATACGGTTTTCAATCCAACGGATTGAAACTTGACCTGACAAGGTGATTGCTTCTGCATTAGCAAGACGATAATAGCGGAAGTGCTCATTCCCAATAGCGCCATAAGCACTATTAAGAGAGATCTTCTTTGCCATCTGAATATTGTTACAGCGGGCAATCTCTTTAGTAAGTTCAATGGTTGGTGTTTTCTCGTATTGTTTCTTTGCTTCGATCATCTTCTTCTTGAAGATGACACGACTGTCATACATCTTCTTCATCATCTGAGGAAGAAAACCATGCTTGTCCTTACTGTATTGAGCACCATTAGCACACACAGCATACTCACCATCGATCTCTACTTGTTGTGAAAGTATTTTATCAACGGTTGCAGACGGGTGTCTGGTATCCTGTAGCGTCTCTGGCGAGATATTGTACTGCATAATAAGGTGAGGATACAGGCTGTTAAGGTCAAAACTAACAACCCAATCATAGAATCCTGGTTTCGGTTCTTTGACATAAGCACCTGCGTATTTCTCAGACTTCGTTGCCTCCTTCTTAGGAGGAATTGCAATCTTACGCTTCAGTAGTTCGCAATAAATGTAGTTATCCCACATGCGAACCTGACTAAACACATCTTCATAATTCACCTTGGCGTCATATGCCATGGTGTATGCCAGTTCAATCAGTTTCATCTTGTCATCCAGTTTATCAACCAGACGAACGTCATGAATATTGTATTCGATGAACTTCTGCCAGTCTTTTTCGTAGAACTCTTTGAACGTATCGAACTCAGAGTGATCTAGTTTTTTCTCGTTCAGTTCAACCGAGCAAATGTGATCAAGACGGTAAGATTCTTGGTTAGTATAAGTAAACTTCTTATACAACTCCAAGTAGTCTAGACACGAAATACCAAGAGTGTCAATAGCTTGTTGCTTTCTACCCTTGATATAAATCTCACGTTGCGATACAAGTTTCCATGGTGAAAGAAGTTTTACATACTTCTCACCAAGAATACGATCAATACGATTATGGATATACGGCATATCGAACAACTGCACGTTCCATCCAGTAATTACATCTGGGTAGTTTTCTTGCCAGTAATCAAGGAACGCTCCCAACATGCTCTCTTCTGAGCGGAAATGCATGTAGTCCACCATGGGGTCCTTGTTATCGAATGCTCGCGCCCCGAACACAATAATGCGACCAGAGAAGCTGTCCTTGATACTAATGGCAAGGATTTCCTGATCGGCAGACTCGATATCTGGAAAACCGTTTTCTGCTGCGGTTTCAATATCAATGGTGAATACACGGATCTTGGTAGAGTCAAACTTAAGTTCTTCCTCTGGGTGTTGTTCAGCAATATACTGATACAAGAATCTACTGTTTCCATATATCTCAAAGTCATCTACTTCTTTGTATTGCTTGATGAAATCTTTTGCTTCATTGATAGAACCAAACTTGTGAGGTTCTACACAGTCACCCTCAAGGGTGCGCCACTCTGAATAATTTTTTGTAGGCAAGTACAGCGTAGGGTTGAAAGGAACCCTGACGCTGTAGCGATTGCCGTTCTCATAACCACGTACAAGCAGACGGTTGCCTGCTTGCTCAACACTAGTGTAAAACTTCATTCAAGACATTCAATATAACGAGCAAGGATTGTCTTGCTCGGGTTGGTCACAACAGTGATGTCAGAAGACCTGACATTAAATTCACGCTCTGCAGCGTGCTCTGCCCAAGGAACCAGTTGACCTTCATAGTCTACCAGATAAGGTTCGACCATCCAGACATCAGGGTCACCTGGCAAGGTGTCCCCTTCAACTGGTTCTACTTGAGCAATGATCCACTCATTCTGCAGTTTCAGCAGGTTCGCCTTCAGTTCCATCTTGAGTCTCCTGTGCTGCGGTTTGTTCTTCAATCAACTGGACTTCTGCAATCTTTGCAACGTATGCTTCTTTCAAACCTTCTTCAGGTTCACCGATAGTCATCACAGAATCATAAGGAAGTTTGAATTGTGAATCAGACGAGTAAGGATTCCACTTGCTGAACTTAACTTGCAACTCAGCACCAGCTTCTTCAACCATATATTGTGGTGCAGCATTTACCAAAGTAAGAACATAAGGTCTTTCTACGAGAAGACAAATGCCTTTGCGATCTTCACCTTCGCCATCATATACTTCTTTCAATTCAGAAATGAGAATGTCACCAGTTTTCAGGGTTGTGATTTTAATAGACATAATTACAAATACTTTTTCTAATGTTAGCACTGAAAAAGGGGACCGTCAAGTCCCCTTCATTATTATTTAGAACCATTTTTTTCTCTTTTGTTTTTCTGGTAAGTTTTTGATGAGAGTGATTGTAAGGAGACCATCAACAAACTTAACGTCTTCAACTTCTACATCATCTGCCATCTGCCAGTTACGAGAGAATGTCCTGTAAGAAATTCCTTTATGTGAATACTTACGTTCTTTATCTGCTGGTGCTTTTCTAGCAGATACTGTCAAGACATTTCGTTCCGTCTCGACTTCAATATCTCCTCCTGAAAATCCAGCAAGAGCGACTTCCAGTAATGTTCTA